AGCCTTCGACCCGCTCACCCTCACCGCGACCTGCCAGCCCACCATCCGCGCGCGGGTCCAGCAGCAAGATGGCACCTTCATCTGGATGCAATATCCGCCGCTCATCTTTGTGCCGGTGGTCTTTCCTGGCGGCGGCGGCTACACTCTAACCTTTCCCATCCAGCCCGACGATGAGGGGCTATGCGTGTTCTCCTCTCGCGCGATCGATCTCTGGTGGCAGAGCAGCGGAATTCAGAATCCGGTCGAACTGCGGCACCATGACCTCAGCGACGGCTTCGTCATGGTCGGCCCCAGATCGAAGCCGCGCGCGCTACTCGTGCCAGAAGTGAGCATGACCCAGGTCCAGCTTCGGTCGGACGACGGGACGACCTCTATCGGGATCGGGCCGATGGGCGCAATTGCAATTGTGGCGCCGCCCCCTGGCAAGGTCACGATCACTGGCAACCTGCTGGTGACCGGCATCATCACCGGCACGGTCGTTCCGCCATAATTGCCGCGCACGCTAAGATGAAGCCATGCGCTACCGTGCTCTTGACGCTGATGGAGATTACACATTCGGGCAGAACGGGCAGAACTTCCTCGTCAACTCCGCTCAGGCCGTGCGCCAGGCGATCCAGACGACGCTACTCCTGTTCGCGGGCGAGTGGTTTCTCGACCTCTCGCAAGGCGTTCCCTGGTTGACGGAGGTAATCGGCAATGGCACAGCGGGGCTTTACGACCAAGTCATCCAAACGGCCATTCTCGGTGTCGAAGGCGTCTCTGGCCTCAATTCTTATTCGTCCTCGCTGGACCCGAAGACGCGCGCGCTCACCGTGGTCGGGACAGCGTCGGCGCCGTCGCTCGAAGACATCATCGGGAGCCTCAATGCGACCGCGCAAAATATCTTCGGGGAGGACATTTACATCACCCCGGACGCGCAGGATGAGCAGCTTCTCGCCGCGGTGTCGCAAGCCATCTTCGACACCAACGCCAGCGGGATTGCCGGCTACCTGTCTTTCAGCCCTGCGACAGCGGTCGGAGCGGCGCTCTCCTCGAATGTCAAGATCAACGGAATCCAGCGCGACCCCCTCAGCTACAGCACTGCCATCCTGACGCTGGTAGGAACCGCCTACACGGTCCTCTTGAACTGCCTGGTGCAGGACCAGCAGAACAACCTCTGGGCGCTCCCATCGCTGGTCACGATTCCGGAATCCGGAACGATCGATGTCACCGCGACCTGCCAAACCCCCGGAGCCATCATCGCTCTGGAGAACACGATCAACGTGCCCTATACGACCGTGCTCGGATGGGACAGCGCGACCAACCCCGCCGCCGCCACCATCGGCGCACCAGTCGAAGAGGACGGAGATCTCCGCCAGAAGCAGACCATCTCCACCGCCATCAGCTCGCGGACCCAGCTCGAAGCCATCCAAGGGGCCATCGCCAATATCCTCGGCGTGCAGCGCTCGAAGGTCTATCAGAACGACACAGGGACGCCAGACGGAAACGGTATTCCCGGCCACACCATCTCGGTGGTGGTCTCCGGAGGCGACTCGACCGCCATCGCCCAGGCCATCGAACAACAGAAGGACGGCGGATGCGGAACCTATGGGAGCACCGCGGTTGTGGTCGACGACCCAGAAGGTCTGCCCATCACCATCCGGTTCTACGAGCTGGCCGAGACACCGATCTATGCGGCCATCACGATTCAGCCGCTCGCGGGATACGTCTCCAGCACCGAGACCGCGCTGGTCGCCGCGCTGGTCGCCTTCATCAATGCCCTGGCCATCGGAGAGAACGTCTATCAGTTCTGGTGCGCCGCCGCCGCCGGCCTCGCCGACACCCCGCTCCAGCAGACATTCGTCATCACGCACTGCTACATCGGACTGGCCGCTAACCCATCGACCAACGGCGACGTCACCATCGCGTTCAATGCCGCCGCCTCTTGCGCCACCGGCAACGTGGCAGTTACGGTACTCTGATGGCCGACCTCACGAAGTACCAATCGCTCATCACGTCGGAGCACCGCAAGCCGAAGATGCTCGCCTGGGTCGGCGCGCTCACCCAGCCATTCCTCGACATCCAAGCGCAGAACGCCGCTCTGCCCAGCCTCTTCGACCCGGATCTCGCGGTTGGTGAGCAAGAGGACATGGTCGCCCTCTGGGTTGGCGCCAGCCGAGCACTGCAGGTTCCGCTCACGAACGTTTTTTTCTCATGGGGCGTGCCCGGCCAAGGATGGGGCCAAGGCATCTGGCTCGGGCCATACGACAGCGGCACGACACTCTACCTGCTCCCCGATGAACTGTTCCGCACGCTCATCCGCGCGGTGATCGCCAAGAACCATTGGGACGGAAGCATCCCCGGAGCCTACGCGGTCCTCTCGATTGTGTTTGGGCCAGCGGGGTACACTATCCTCATTCGCGACGGGCAGGATATGTCGATGAGCTACATCATCATCGGCCCACCACTCTCCGCCGTGATGCGCGGTCTGCTGGTCAACGGACAGCTCACCCTGAAACCCGCCGGTGTTAGGATTGCCGGATACTTCACGCCGTCCGTACCAGGACAGCCGATTTTCGGATGGGGAGTGCAGAACTCTCTGATCGCAGGATGGGGCACCGGTTGCTGGCTTGAACCTGCCTAGGAGATTTGAATGGCGACGATTGAATTTTTGCCCTTCGCAACGGCCGGTGGTGCGAACGTCGTCGACCAGGCTGACTACGCCGGATCCGCCTACCAGACTGGCGGCTTCACCACAGGGGAGGCCTACCCGCAACAGGCGAACAAGCCCTGGCGTCAAGCAACCATCATGGCCGCGGCGCTGGCGAACGTGGTTTCCGTCGCGCTGGGCGGAGCCAACGTCTTTGACGATGGGAACCTCGCCACACTCATTGCGCTGCTGACTACGGGCATCCAAGCGCTGGCGCTCAAGGCTCCAGAAGCAGTTACCGCCGTCACCTACGCCTCGGCCTTGGTGTTCGACTTCTCTCTCGGTCGCCGCTTCGAGCTGACCCTCACCGGGAACAACGCGAGTGCGAGCTTCACCAACCTCAGCCTGGCCGAAGGCGCTTTCGTGGTGATCATGCTCAAGCAAGATGGAACCGGCGGGCGAGTCTTCACCCCTCCCGCCAACTGCCTGATGCCCACGCCGGACCCAGCCGCGAACCAGACCACCACTTACCTGATTTACGTCGACTCGACGGGCGCACCGCACATCGCCGGCGGGCCCAACGTCGGATAACTTTCCGGATTCCGGAATCGGAGAATGATCATGAACCGTCCCTCGAACTCTCGCCGCGGCCAGATCGCCCTAATTCTGGGCTTCCTGTTCTGCGCGCTGGCTGGCGCACAGAGCAATTACGTCAAGGAGACCTACCGCCATATCTTCCTGTCGCTCATCGACAGCACGCCCATCGGGCAAACCACACCCGCTGCGGTGAATACGACGGCCCTCACCGTCAATTCTGCCGCGCCGAGCGACCACACTCTCATCGGAAACGGCTCGGTCTATGCCGACGTGACTCCCATCACCGGCACACTGACCGTTGCCGCTCAGTCCCCCATCGCCGGTTCGAGCTGTGTCACCTATTCCGTCACGATGTCGGCTTCGGTTCCGGCTGGGGCGGTCGTGGGCATCAGCGTCGCACAGGGATATACCATTTCCGGCAACGGCATGATCGACCCCTACGTTTATTCGGTCAGCGGATCCACGGTTCAGGTGGATTTCTGTAACAACTGGGACACCCCCCAAGGGTGGAACGCGGCCATCTACAATCTCCGCGTCGACCAATAGGAGTAACGATGATTCGACGCCTCGCTGCCATCCTCTTGCTTGCCGCTGGCGTCGCCTCGGCGCAGACGACCTACACGCCGAACCTGCACATCCCCCTGCCTCCGGTTGGGAGCGTGAATTGGGCGCAGTCGTACTACACGGGGATGCTCACGATCGACAGTTCCATCGGCGCGCTCCAGAACACCTACCAGGGCGCATGGAATTCGACGACGAACTATCTGCTCGGCCAGTTTGTGACCTATGGCGGGGTGACCTACATCGCGGCGGTGAACAATATCAATCACACGCCCGGGACGGATTCGACATGGGTCAACTTGGGCGTGGGTGGGCTGCCGGCTCCAGGAGCATCCGGCTGCGCGCCGGTATCCAACGGAACATCCTACCTCTGCACCGCGGTTGTGCTCCAATCGGCAGTCGCAGCGGCCAATGGGGTTGCTCCCCTCAATAGCGCGAGCCAGGTCCCGGCGGCTAATCTCACGCCCTGCGGAGCTTCCGGAGGCGCTCATTCGGCGGGCATCGTTCCAGATCCGGG